GGTGGCAAGGTCGCTAAAATGGAAGCTGGTGGCGAAGTTCCAAGTAAGTATAAGGGATTTTCCAAATTGCCTGAAAGGGTTCAGCGCAACATGGATTCTGATCTTGCTCAAAAGTATGAGTACGGCGGAGAAGTCGGCGGAAGTTGCCGTGGCGGCGGCGCAGCTTTGCGCGGAACTAAATTCTCAGGGTGTAAATAATGGCTAAGATCGTTATCAACATTGATATGGAAGAGCTTAAAAGTGGCGTCAATCAAATGTTTGATGACGATCAAGTCGAAGAATTTTCTTGTCCTTTAGTTACTGAGGACGAGGAAGAAAACTCTGAAAACAAGCAATATGCTATTGATGAGTTTTCATATGGCCCCTCTTCTAAGAACTGGGAAAAGAAGCCTGAAAAGTGTGGTATTTGCAAGTATTATGACATTCGATCTGAAATGATGGGGTGCATTGAGGATGGCATGGGAGATGCCGACGATTTGGGTTACTGTTCTAGGTTGGACTTTGTTTGCGGTTATGAAATGGTTTGTAATGCTTATGCGTCTGGCGGTCCTGTAACCGATTACGAAAGCGAAGATAAATCACCGATTGATGGCGGATCTAAGGATATCTTCTAATGAGGTTGGAGCGGGATATTTTAAAGAGGCTACCTCCCGACTCTTTAATGAGCATGTTCTCAGTGGATTGCTCCAGACTGATTGAACTCTATTCTGCTCCAACACCTGAAAAGGAATAAAAATGGCTATTGAAAGAGATATGGGTGCTGGTGGCATAAATATGCTTCCAGACGTGTTGCCTGAAGAAGAGGTAATGGTTGAGGAATTGCCTCAAGATCCCGGCATTTTTGAGTTTGACGATGGCTCTGCGATTGTAGGGGAATACGAAGAATCTTTGGAGCCTATGAACATTGAGTTTAACAGCAACTTAGCCGAATATATAGATGACGCAGATCTTTCTAGTATTGCGTCTGATTTAACTGGCGATATTGATGATGACTTTGCGGCCCGTCAGGACTGGGAAGACACATACAAGCGCGGATTAGAGTATCTTGGAATGCAGTACGAAGATCGTACTGAGCCTTTTGAGGGGTCTTCTGGCGTTGTGCATCCTTTGCTTGCAGAGAGTGTAACTCAGTTTCAGGCACAGGCGTATCGTGAGATGTTGCCTGCGAGTGGTCCTATTCGCGCTGAGGTTGTTGGCGCTAATAACGAAGATGTTATTAAGCAGGCCGAGCGTGTCAAAGACTACATGAATTACATGGTTACTTACGAGATGGAAGAATACGATCCAGAGATGGATCAGATGCTTTTCGATCTTCCGGTAATTGGTTCTACTTTTAAGAAAATTTACTTTGATCCATTAAAGGGTCGTGCTGTTAGTAAGTTTGTACATGCTGAAGACTTGGTTGTTCCTTATGGAGCAACAGATTTGGCATCTACGCCTCGCATTACGCACGTTATCAAGATGGATTCGAATGAAGTTCGCAAACTTCAATTAGCTGGCTTTTACAGTGACATTGATTTGCCTTCTAGTTCCAACTCAGAAGATTCTTCTGAGGTTCAGCAAACCATTGACGATATTCAAGGCGTTCACCCTAGCAACTCGTCAACTGAGTTAACTTTGCATGAAGTCCACACAGACTTGGACATAGATGGTTTTGCAGACATAGGACCAGATGGTGAGGAAAGTGGTTTAAAGCTTCCTTACATCGTTACTATATTGGCCGATACTGGTGATGTTTTGTCCATTCGTCGCAACTACGATGAAATGGACCCGATGAAGCGCAGAAAGCCTTACTTCGTCCATTACAAGTTTTTGCCCGGTCTTGGCTTTTACGGGTTAGGTTTGACTCACATGATTGGTGGATTGGCTCAAGCCTCTACATCCATTCTGCGTCAACTTATTGATGCTGGCACGTTGTCTAACTTGCCTGCTGGATTTAAGGCTCGTGGCGCTCGCATTCGTGACGAAGAAAACCCGATTCAACCGGGTGAGTTCCGAGACATTGACGTTGCTGGTACTGACATACGCACCTCTCTGATGCCCTTACCGTTTAAAGAGCCCTCTGGTACTCTTTACAACCTTTTAGGCACTCTGGTGGACGCAGGGCGGCGCTTTGCTGCTATGGCGGACATGAAGATAGGTGAGATGGGCGGCGAAACGCCTGTTGGCACTACAATGGCTATTATGGAGCGTGGCACGAAGGTTATGTCCGCTATTCATAAGCGGATGCACTATTCTCAAAAGCTTGAGTTTAAACTTCTTGCAAAAGTTTTTTCTGAGACGATTCAGTCTTATCCATACATGCCTTCTAACGAGTATGGCCCAGAGGTTTTTGCAACTGACTTTGACAATAGAATAGATGTTCTTCCTGTTAGTGACCCGAACATCTTCTCTATGGCGCAGCGTATTGCTTTGGCTCAAACGCAATTGCAGTTGGTGCAGTCAAACCCACAAATACACGGTGGTCCGCAAGGTTTGTATCAAGCGTACAGGAATATGTACGAAGCTCTTGGCGTTAACAACATTGACGGCATATTGCCTCCACCGCCTCAACCGCAGCCTGCGAACGCTGCAAAAGAAAATCAGATGGCGATGAACGGCGCACCTCCACAGGCTTTCCCTGACCAAGATCACAAAGCTCATATGGAAACTCACCTGTCTATTATGTCTACACCTACTGTGCAGATGAACCCACAGGTCATGAGCATTTTGCAGGGTCATATTCAAGAGCACATTGGGCTTCTTGCCGAACAGCAAGCGTCTCAAATGGTTATGGAGCAAGCTGGACCTGAAGTTCAACAGAATCCAGAAGCTATGCAGATGTTGAAACCAGCTATAGATCGTCAAGCGGCCATGCTTATTGCTGAACTCACTGAGCAATATGCGCAGACAGTTGAGCCTGTATCTGAAGGCACAGACCCGCTCGTGGATATTAGGAATCAAGAACTTCAATTGAAGGCTGCTGATTTGCAACGCAAGTCAGATGAGTTCCAAGCGAAGCAACAACTTAATCGTGAGCAAGAAGCAGCAGATATGCTGTTGGCTCAGGAGCGTCTGAATTTGCAAAGAGATGCACTAGAGGACAAAACTCGTGTTGCCGAGGATCGTGTGCAAACGCAACGAGATATTGCAGCACTTAATAACGACACAAAACAAAGGGGGATGAACAATGTCCAGTAGTGTTCGTGAAAAGATGGCTCAGGTTAATAAAGATAAACTTAAAGCTATGCGTGCCGCAGAAACAGTTACGGAAAAAGTGAGGGCTCGAAATGACAAAGGGAACTTCGTCCCAGACGATCCAAGCACGCCGGAAAATGAGGCTTGGGTCGAAAAACCTAAAGTCACAAAAAAACCTGCCGCAAAGAAAAAAACAGCCTCAAAAAAGTCTAAGTAGGTTTAGCTCAATATCAAGACCCCAGAAATTCATGGGTGTTTTTTAAAATATTGGGATATGTACTTGTGTTTCCCGCTAGATCTTATAAAGTTCTAGTGGGAGAATATCATGGACTCACTGCATTTAGCTGATTATCTGTACAAAAAGCTGCGTCAAAAGCGTGAAGACTTAGAGGTAACTTTAAGTACTGGAAACGTGCAGGATTTTGCTGAGTACAGATACATAGTTGGACAAGTAAAGGGTCTCACTTTTATGGAAGATGAGATCAGAACCTCAATGAAAAACATAGAGTATTCAGATGACTAAAAAACTTTTCGTTCCTGACCACGTTGCCAGAAAAATGAACAATCCCAAAGGCATGGAAGATATACCCAAGCCCTTGGAAACTGCATTTGGTAAGCCAAAAGAGCAGAGTAAAAATGAAGACGATCCATCACAAATTGGTGCGTCTGTTATTGAGAGGCTTCCGCAGCCTACTGGCTATAGGATGTTGATCATTCCATTCTATCCAAGCGAGAAAACCAAAGGTGGGCTTTATGTTCCTGACGCGGTTCGCGATAGAGAAGCATTTGCGACTGTAGCCGCTTATGTCGTTAAGCTAGGTCCAGACGCATACCAAGACTCCCAAAAGTTCCCAACAGGTAACTGGTGTAATGAAAAAGATTGGGTTCTTATAGGAAGATATGCTGGAAATCGCTTTAAAGTGGAAGGTCTTGAGGTTCGTGTGATAAATGACGATAATATTATTGCAACGATCCTTGACCCCAAAGACATTTCTTATGTATAAAGATCACAGAAGGAAGAAATCTTATGCAAGCTGAAGACCAAGAAGATTTTGAAAATGCTACTTCCGTTGAGGTAGATGATGACGATAGTTACGTTGCTTCAGCAAGTGACGATGATGATTCCGATGATGACTCAACCCGAACAAATGTTCGAGATGACGATGATGACTCTGAGCTAGGCAGTTACAGTAAAAAAGTAGATAAGCGCATTAAGAAGCTTACTGCCGCTAGACGCCAAGCTGAAGAAGAGGCTGCGGCGGCTGTTCAGTATATTCAGCAAGTTCAGGCACAAAACGAGCAATATAAGCAGCGTTTATCAAGCTTGGATAAGGGGTATATGAGTGAATACGAGGGCCGTATAACCACTCAAGAAGCTCAGGCAAAGCGTGCTATGGCTGAAGCCTATGAGGCTGGAGAGTACGAAAAAGTTGCCGAGGCTCAATCTGCAATTGCTCAAATCGCAATTGAAAAAGAGCGTTTGCGGATGCAGAAGCAGCGTTCTGCGCAACAGCAACAGCAATCTCAACAACAGGCTCAGGCTCCACAACAGCCACAACAGCGCCAAGCTCCGGCCCGAGATTTAAAGTTAGAATCTTGGATGGAGAAAAACACTTGGTTTGGTCCTAACGGTGACAAAGTTATGACTGGTGCGGCTAGGGCAATTCACAATACATTAGTCGCGGAAGAGGGTTTCGATCCCACCAGTGACGATTATTATGCAGAGATCGACAGACGTATGCGTCGAGAAATGCCAAACAAGTTTCAGGCTGACAGAAAGAACGTCCAAGCTGTCACACCTGCGGGTAGCGGAAATCGCAGCCCTAAATCTGGACGGAAAAAGCAAGTAGAACTTAATGCGGGTCAAGTCGCTTTAGCACAGAAGTTAAACATACCTCTGGACAAATATGCTGCTGAAGTTGCCAAAATCGCAAATCGGAGAAATTAACATGACTGATAGATCGTCACGCGAGTCAAAATCGCGGGAGCTCGAAGAGCGCAAAGTATGGCGTCCCGGTTCAGCATTAGATGCTCCAGAGGCTCCGCTTGGATACAAACATCGTTGGATTCGTGAATCTGTGATGGAATTTGATGACAAGACAAACGTCCATAAACGGCGGCAAGAGGGATATGAACTCGTTCGTGCAGAGGAATATCCAGAGTGGTTTGGACCAGTAGTAGATGAGGGACGCAACGCAGGCATAATTGGTGTTGGCGGTTTAGTATTGGCGCGTATCCCCAACGAAATGGCAGACCAGAGGAATCATCACTATCAAGGTGTTACCAATAACCAAATGGAAGCCGTTGACCGTGACTGGATGCGCGAAAATAACCCGGCGATGCCTAAACTGGCAGCGCAACGCAAATCATCCGTGAGCTTTGGTTCTCGGAGTAAAACTGAAGGATAAGTAAAATGGCGAATCAAGACGCCCCTTTCGGCCTTCGCCCTGTCCGCACGAGCACTAGCTCTCAGCGGCAAAATCGGTATCGTATTGCTTCAGCATATGGCACAGGTATTTTCCAAGGCGACCTAGTAACGGTTGCTACAAATGGAACAATCACTCGTGCGGCTGCTGGCGGTACTGCTCTGATTTTGGGTGTATTTAACGGCTGCTCATATGTAGATCCGAATGGCAATATAGTTTACTCAAACTATTGGCCTGCTGGCGCAACTGGGACTGACATTTTTGCAAATGTTATTGATGACCCAGCCGCAACTTTCGAAATCCAAGCAGACGCTGCATTCCCTGTAGCTGACTTGTTTGGCAACTTCGATATTGTGGATGCAACAGCAGGTAGCACAGTAAGTGGCAATTCTCGCACTGAGATTGATGTTACAACTGGCGCTGTGACTGCAACATTGCCACTCAAAGCAATCGACATTTCTCAAGATCCTGAGAATAGCGATGTTTCCACCGCGAACACTAACGTGGTCGTAAAAATCAATAATCACCTGTTCAGTGCTGGCACTGCGGGTCTGGCATAAGGAGACTGAGTTATGGCTATTTCACGTTCACAACTG